TCATCTGGGTCTAAACCCAACGCATCTTCATAGGCGTCCATTTCCATTTCTTGGTCTTGCGCCTCATGGATGTCCTCTTCCCGGTCTAATCCGGGGAGATTACTACCAGCTTGGATTGGTAATTGTGGGTTTTGGGCCATAGATTATTTTAACTTAAGAATTTGGTGACAGCTTGGCTGTCCTATTAATATTAATGCAATAATAACGGGCAATCCGCCCTATTGCGCGTATGGGTTGACAAACTTGCGTGAATAGTCATCATCAGCATAGTCATAATTGCGTGCTGGTAGATAATCTAACTGCAACCAACCAGAGTCTCGTAATACCCTTAGTGCTTGTGATAGTGAGTCAACATAGTCATCATGCCCACCCGCTTCTGGGAATGAGCAGACCTGGCGCAAGAATCGTTTTGCCCAGTCGGCAAACTCGCCCTTAATCTTTGGATCTTCTGGGATAAACACCTTACCTTTAGCAACCAGAGGCGCGACGATGTTTAATCGCTGCACCTTGTCCGCCCTGCCAGGGTTGTATCCACGCACCGGTACACCAGAGCCCTGGAGTTCTTGAATCAGTGAGATACCAGCAGATTTATCTTCCATCAGAATAAGGTCTGCCTTCTTGCCTTTAGCAAAATCGTTATCTGCACCGTAGACTACTTCTTTAAAGTCGTCAATAATCTTGCGGCGTAGTTGTGGGTATGCTAAGTGCTCGTCCCATGCGTCCAGTAAGATGACCGATGTGCCTGCGTCTTGTTGTTCAAACACGCCCCACACTGTGCAGGCCGTGGGGTCGTTCATAGTCTTTTCGCTGGTGGCTGGGTCATATGATGCGATGACGTATTCCAGGGTTGGCGTTGGCTTATTAGCCGGCCAGAGTTTAAACTGTTTGCGTTTGATGATACCCGCTTGCTCGGGATCTAAGATTTCTCCATAGATCTCCTGACGTCCAATGTCAGTGCCATCGTAAGTCTCAAGCTGTTTAAAGAATGTTTCTGATAAGTTCTGCCGGTTGTCATAAGACGAGGCATTAACCATGTACACATCGCCGCCGATTTTACCCTCAGCTAAGTCAACAATCAGTTCTTTTGGCTTGGGGGTCGTGGTGATGATTTGTTGGACGCGGGAGATCCGTGGATCTCTAAGACGCAGCGTGAACTGCACGCCGTCGTATGCGTCGTCGAGGTACTCGAATGCGCAGAGCTCGTCGAACCATGCCCCGTGGAACTGTTTACCACGGTAACGTTCTGGCTCTGAGGCCGGGATGCCTTGGATGAGGGAGCCGTTGGTAAGGGTGATCTCGAAGAGGGACTTGTTGTAGTCTTTGATGAGAGATTCGGGGATGATGTTGAGGAGTCCGGAGTCTCCTTCGAAACAGGTGGCTCGGATGTCATTGCTCGTAGGAGCTGTGACAAGCCAGCGGGTTCCGCCGTAGACCCAAGCCCGAATACCAATCCAATGACTAGCAGTGTGCGTCTTGCCAGATCCCCGGCCCGCAAGCATAAGGAAGGTGTCATATTCTCCATCTTCTGGTTCTTTTTGATGAGGTAGTGCCTGGAGTTGCCAACGGATGCGCCAGATGGCCGCGTCTAGTTCTGGCTTAGGCCAGTGGCTATGTGCTTTTGCGAACTTCTCTAACTTAAGTTCTTGTGATGGTGTCAGCATGCTGAAATAAATCCTTCGCCTACCAAGAATGTGTTATTTGCGCCATCTGTCTCGATGTGCACACACGATTGGGGTTTAACTTGTCTAATCTCTGGTATGTACCGCCTACCGTAATGAATCTTTAGTGGTTTAGATACCTGCGTATCAATTAATTTGATGTAAGTCTTAAAGTTCATCACGAATGAACCCGTGTCTTTTTTCTGAATCGTAAACGTTTTGCTGCCAAGTGATTCGGCCAAAAAACGAATCTGATTCATAAGCTCTCGGTTCTTTGACGTAAAAACAAACTCGTCATTCTTAACATTGTAGTGTCCGCGTCTTGCGTAGACTAATCCAGACAGCAGCTCAATTCTTTGTTCAACCGATGCGTAAAGATATCTGGCCGGAATCTTTTTAGGAATAAACGGCGCCAGCTGTGACTCGATGCTGGGGTGGCACTTAAACTCACGCTCGTTGTTCATCCTAAGACGGTGGGTTGTAATCTTGTACCCGGCGTCTTTAAATTTTTGGTGTATAAATTCTGACCAACCTGGCGATGGTACCATCGTCTTGTTGGCTCTCTTACCCAAAAACCAAAATCCTAACAAGAACGGTGGTATGGGCAGATCTTGGTGCGGGAACTGCAACGGCTTGGTGGTCGGCATTGATAAGTTTTCGCCAGACTCCACAATATCCAAGACGCTATAGCGCCGTAGTGGGCGCCGAAATTTATGTACTCCCTTGTATTCTCGCAATCTTTTGCGGTACTTAGGGTTTTCCAGCATGAATGCCAGGTGCTTATCGCCGCAGATCGTGACGTGGTCATCAAACTCCACCTCATAGCATTCGTTGGATACGTAGGGGTGAATGCTTTTTACCTGTACCAGTTGACCATCGCTGTTAAACAGGTAATCACCTGGCCTAATCTCAGAGGCCAGTTTCCATAGGTCGAGGGTTAGTATTCGTTGATTTGATGCTATCGCCATGAAAATTAGTGAGGACCCAACGGTCCAGCCAGCGCCCTAACGGCACTCGTATGTTGTTTTGAACGGAGTATGGCAGCTTGGCGATGTTGGGCGCCGATTCTGTCACATTCATCCTAAATTGCAGGTAGCGTGCGGTTTCTCTGTCTAAGATTTCGATTGGAACATCCACCGATTCAAAATTATACAAATCACATACCAAGACCCGTAGACCTCTAAGTCTACCACTGGCATCTTCCAATGCCCCCTGGATTTGATATACGTACCTGCTCATACCTATATTAATGCAAAAACGCCATCGATTACTGCCACGTTTAAAAAATATGGTTCGACTCTGTCCCTTCGGGACACAGAAGACATAGAAGACACCCTTGTTTTAACTTTATCCAGGATAATAAATTATTTTTTTAAAATATTTTTAATAAAATAGAATAAAGGGTGTCTTCTATGTCTTCTATGTCCCGAAAATGCCTAAGTCCTTGATTGTTGGTCTGCAGATAAGAATGATTATCAATTAAAATGCTGTTTTTGGGACACAGAAGACAGGATGCAGTGCAGCATTTTTATGTAGCATTAGGGTAAACCCTAGTATTTTACAAAAAAATTACAAAAAAATTTTGAAATTGTAGCAGCTTGCGGTCTGTGGGGCCCCCTGCCCCAACTTGGTGCACGGGACCCAAATAGGGGTATACCCTAATTGACAAGGCCCCACCTGGCAAGGAGGGTGAGTGAAGACTTACTTCCCTGCCAGCCCAGCCACATAGGCACATTGGCCACGCGCCCCAAGCGTAGCTCGCAGCGATAGTGAGTACTTACTTACATGGCCACGCGCCCAAGCTGGGCCGCTCAGCTAAGTTAGTGCGCACTAACATAGCCAGCTCACCAGCGGGCCGTAGAGCCGCGCAGGCATCGTGGTGAGGGGTGGGTACCAGGCAGCGTGGCTGCGTGCCATGGTGGCCCTGTATGCCAGCGTGGTGGCGTGATGCGCACGCGAGGACCTGAGGGGTGGGGTGGACACCACACCAGGCAGCACGTCATCCCACCGCGCCCCACAATCTCCCACATTTCACCATGTGAGATAGTTGCAAATAGTACTTGACACCAGGTGAAAGGTCATTATAATTGAGCCATCAACAACGTAACACCAGGAGAATAGCATGAGCAAACAGTTTAAGAAGGGCGACGAAGTGTGGTCCATCATTAATTGGAATGGCAAAGCCACTGTATGTGTTAGCAAGCTGACCATCCAAAGCTGGGGCAAGCAGCGCGGCACAGCAACATCAGTTAACAACGGTGAGTTCATCAAGCATCAGATCTATGTAGGCCAAGACGATCACCTCTTCCTGGCCAGCGACGTGGCAGACATCAACGAGTTTGCGCTCCAGGTCGCTAAGCAGCAGAAGGCCGACGAGATCCAGTGGTGTGCCAACGCAGTGCACCATCATTACGTAGGTGACGATGGTGGTCGCGATAGCTACTTTCAATACATCAATGAAAAGTGCCAGGCCATCATGGACGAAGAGCCCACAGTAATATTTGATTAATAACCCTACTAACCTTAGGGGCTTGACAAGAGCTCCTAAGGTCATTATAATGGTTACATCAACACCAGGAGAGCACAATGAACCAGGCCAAAGCAATTACACTAGCAGTATCCGGCAACACCACAGTAGACTACAGCGAGCTAGTATACGACCAAGAGTACGTCAATCAGATTCGCGACAGATTGCAGCACGATGTACCGTTCGACCAATGTGTGACAGAGCTCACAGCATGGGTAGACCGTAATTACTAACCAGGAGGACAACATGATCACAACAGGCAAAGTACAATACGACGTGGCGCTCAGCTGGAAGGCATACGAGCACCTGGGCAATAAGGGTAGAATGGCCCTCAAACGCGAGCACGGGTTCCGGGAGCGCACGTTCAAGACCAAGGAAGAGGCAGAGCAGTTTGCCCAGGTAGAGCGTGAGCGTACAGGCCTAGACCTGCGCGTCGGTGAGGTAACGCCAATCTACGGCATATTGTAATAACCACACAATTTGGTCGGGTATTAAAATAGTTGTTGACACCCGACCAAATATCAGTATAATAGACACATCAACACAACAAAGGAATTATCACCATGTCATACACAATCAACATCGGCCTTAACAATCCATTCACCAAGGGCGTCAACAGCGTTGATCAGACCATCAAGGCTGCCCTGGGCGCAGTGGCAGACGTGACCAACATCCGCGTATCATACGACAGTGATGAGCCTACCGTAATCATCGACTTCCTGCGCGTTACTGGTTCGCTCCTGGTATTGGCCACAGCACTCGACCAGGACTGCATCGCAGTTTATAATCACAGCACCGACACCGGTGAATTGATTGGTGACAAGGCAGATGCCTGGGGCCCATTCAACATCGAATACTTTCAGTTTGTTTAAGAGGAGCAGAACAATGGCAGATATTAAATTCGCAATACGCGAGCTAGAGAAAACATTTTGGAAAGAAGAGTATTTGCGCCAATTTGATGAGGTAAAGAATTGCAATACGTTTGGACGCAAAGTTGCATATTTGCAAAATGTAATTCAAGGTAATTCATCAAACTGGAGCGGTGGTTACAGCGCGACCAATTTAGAGGAGCAGATGCGCAGAGAGATCGCAGTAGACATCCTTCGCACCGTTGCGATGGAGATTATGTATGATGAGAATAAACGCCAAAAGGAGACAGTATAATGACACGTAACCACAGA